GTATTTGCGGGACGCCGGGCGGCGATCCGCAAGCCGGTAATAGAAATCGCGCCGGGCGATCCCGTAGGCGTCCGCCAGGAAATCGCCCATTTCGTCATGCGCGCGGTGGGCGGCGGCGGCGGTCAGCGGGCCGATAGCGCCGTCCGCCGTCAGGGCCGCGCCCTCGATCCCGGCGCTGTTGATCAGCCGTTGCAGGATTTTGACCGCATTGGACCCGGCGTTCACGTACATGTCGAACACCGTTGCGTGAAGCGGCGCGGGCAGGCGCGGGATTTTCGGGCCGTGGAAGTAATGGCGCAGGAATATCTCCACCGCCTGGTCCACGGTCAGGTCCTTCACGTCCGCCACGTCCACGTCGCCGTCGCCGTCCAGGTCCTGGCCAAGGCGGCGCATGGTGTGGATGGTCACGCCGAAATTCGTTGCGCCGCCGGGATCGTCTTTGTCGTTCACGAAACCGCCTTCCCGGCGGACGATTGCGGCGGCGATGGTATGGGGGGACTGCATGGTCCGGCCTCCTGATTTGTGATGAAACTGGCGGTAGTGTGGGCGCGGCGGTGCGCGGGTGAGGCGGCCCACCGCGCCATACGGGCCGGGCCTCACCCCCACCCGTCAAAGGACCGGCGACCCCTGCGGGCCTTCTTCCGCTTGCGCGGTGCGCGCTTCGCGGTCCGGTCCTGGACCTCCTGGTCCTCGCCCGCATCGGGCGGCAGGACCGTAAAGGCGTTTTCGGGGCCGATCACCGCCCAGATGGGCGGCCGGGACCAGTCGATTTTTTCGACCCCCAGGACGATGGACAGGGCCAGGTCATAGACGGCCAGGTCCAGCGCTTCGTTGCGTTTGAAGCCGGGGCGCTTTTCCCATCCCTTCGCGGTCCGGCGCTCGGCCGCGAACTCCGCGAAGATTTCGGACGGCGCGCCGCGCGGAATGTGGATCGCCCGCGCGCCCGTGTCCTGGCGCGCCAGGGACGCGGCCACCTCGTCTTTCAGGCGGTCGGTTCCGGCGCGGATCAGTTGCACGTCGCGGGCGACGTGCCGCTTGCCGCGATGCGCGGTTTCCGGGGCCTTGACCTCGGCCCGCTTGCGGCCCTCGCCGCCGAATCCCCGGACCAGGTGAAACCACCTCGGCCGCGCCTTGCGCATCTTGCGATAGAAGGCGTAGGCGTTCGGGGTGACGCCGGGCGCGCCGCCCGCATCGCAGACGGCCCCCAGAAGGCGCAGACCGTGATCCGCATTCGCCACCGGATATTCCAGCGTTGCCAGGTCCAGAAGGGCGTCCCAATCCTCGCCATAGCGGGCCGGGTCGATCTGCCGGTCCTCGGCCCTGGGTGCGGAAGGCGGCGGGGCGTGAAGGTCGAAGCGGTCCACCAGGACCCTTTCACCCTCCGCCATGTGGGCCATGATCTGGACCACGAAACGCCCGGCCTGCACGTCCACCGCCGCCAGAAGGAAACGGGTTTCGGCTGGGGCCACCTGCCAGAGGTGATCCGTCGCCGCGTCCCGCAGCCCCGACTCGGACAGGGCCGTTTCGTCGGACATGGCGCGCGGCGTGTAGGGCAGGCCAAGGTCCAGGTTCGTGGCCGATTGCAGGGGCTTTTCGTCCCCCGTCCGCTCGAATTCCTCGAGGGCTTCCAGGTATCGCGCCACCACCTGCGACCAGGTGGACAGCGCGGCGGCCGGGCCTTGCAGCCAATAGGACAGGATGGAGGTTTCCCGGATCGCGTCCAGGTCCCCGAACGGGACCAGTCCGCCGTCGCGGGATTCGTGCAGCCAGCGCGCCGTCCGGTTCAACTCGGCCTTCTGGTGGGCCTCTATCACCCCGCCGCAATGCAGGCAGGCCATATAGGCCGCGCGGCCGCGTTCGGTTGGCGTCCCGTCCTCGGGATATTGGAGGCGTGAAAAGGACGGCTCGAATGCGCCGCCACAATCAGGGCAGGTCCAGTAAAGACGGGCGCGCGTCCCGGCGTTATACCAGCCCAGAATCCCCTCGCAGGGCGGGGCCTGGTGGGGCGTGGAAGGGGTCCAGGATTCATCCAGGATCGGGAACCGGGGCGAGGATTCCGCCACCGTCATTCCGCGCGTCCCGGATTGCGTGGTCCGCTTGCGCCCCAGGGCGAAGGCGGGGCCTTGCCCCTCCACGTCCTGATAGGATTTCTGGTCATAGTCGGCCAGCAACACCAGCGGAATGGAGCGGCCGGACAGCTTGTTGTCCACCGGCCAGTCCACGGTCAGGCGCGCGCCGCCGGTGAAGGTCTTTTCATGGACGTTATCCAGGCGCAGCCTGCCCAGCAATTCCGGTGAATTTTTGATCACCGGCCGCAATTCCTGGACCGACCATTCGCGGGCGGCGGCTTGGCTCATGTAGAAGATGGAAGCCAGGCGCGGCGCGGCCAGCACCGAATGGACCCACGGGTTGATGATCAGCCCTTCCGTCTTCGAGGATCGGGCGGGGCCGACGAAAACCACGGCCTCGAACCGGCGCGACAGGGTGGCGTCCATCGGCTCCACCATGTAGGGGGCCACGGCATTGTCCCACGTCTGCCAATGGCCGCCCGCGTTCACCTTGCGGCGGGCAGCGGCCTGCGAACCGGTGATCCGCTCCGGCGGGGCCAGGGCGGGAAGGGCGGCCAGGATGGCGTCCGACGCCGGGCGGAAACCCGGGAGGGGCGCGCCCTCGCGGAATTCCGGGGCGTCGTTCTGCATCATCGCGGCACCTGTCCAATGGGGCGAGGCGGCCGCGCCCGGCGGGTCACTCCACCAACAGCAGCCCCTCGAGGTGGGCGCGCGCGTCTCGCAGGATTTCGTCTAGAATGGCGGTCATCGCCTCCACCTCGGCCCCGCCCAGGCTCAATTCGCGGGCCAGGTGGTCGGGGGCGGCGTCCAGCCCGTCGCGGATCGTGGCGAAGGCGGACTCGAACGCCTCGGCCACGTCATCGGCGCGGATGAATTCCCGGCGCGCATGGGCGGCCAGAATCCATTCCTTTTCCACGCGCAGGGCGTCGGCCTGTTCCTTTGGCGACAGGGCGGCGCGGGCCTGGTCCTGGATGGACCCGCCCAGAAGGTCCAGGCGCATCTGCGCCACCGCATCGTCGGCCACCTTGCGGGCGGATTCCTCGGCCGCCTCCCGGTCCCGCCGCCAGGCATGGGCGACGGACAGGCGGAACACATATGACCGGCCATTGGTGCCGCGCTCCACCCAGGGAATCCTCTCGTCCTCTGGCAGCAGCAGCCACTTGTCTATCGTGGTGGTGGACACGTCTAGGGCGGCGGCCAGTTGGTTCTTGTTGACCAGCACGTCCCGGACGCCATCGGGCATCGGGTGTCTCTCCACCAGCACTTTTTCGCGCCCCTCGAGGGGCGGAAGGTCCGCCACATGGGCGGGTGTTTCCTCCTGCATAACAACAACCCCAATCCAAAACACCACCCGTCAGATTTGCCACACCGACCAAACCAACGGGCGCGCGAATATACCCTCGTGGTTTTGCGGTGGAAGGACCCGTAATCCTCGAGGCCCTAACGGCGGCGGGTGGAGAAAGCCTTGCGCAGGGAACGCTCGAAATGGACGGGGAAGCGGCGGGCGGCCGTTTTCGCGGCGGACTGCCGGAAGCCAAGGCGCGGCTCATAGCTGGCGCGCCCGGTGTAGGAGACAAGCTTGATCAGTTTGCGCCCCTGGCGGCGATAAACGCCCGGCCCACGGCCGCTTCCTTTCGGGCGGCCGGAAAAGACATTCGGTTTCGACACCTGGCGCTTGACCGATCCGCGCGGCAGATTGCCATATTTGTTGACGCGGGCCTTCTGGGGCAGGACGATGGCCCGGCCCTTCGGCCGTCGCGTCCCGCCTTCCTCTTGCATCCGCAGATAGCGCGCCTGGATCGGCTTGACGAACACCCGCGCCTCGAGGCGGCGCTTGCTGGATCGCCGGATCGCATACGCCTTTTTGGTGAAGGGCGTGGGCCTGTCCAGCCTCTTGTCCAGACGGCGGGTTTCGTTCTTCTGGATTTCCCCGGCCGTGGCATTCAGCGCCAGCGACGTGGCGAAGGGCAGTTGCCGCCGCGCCGCGTCCGACAGGTCGCGCTCAACGTCGCGCAAATTGGAATGGAGGCTGATTTGCATGGTGGATCGCCTACCTATCGGACGCGGGGGAAACAGTGGGGAAATCGACCTCGGGCCAGGATGAGCAGGCAGAGACGGGAACCCGTGGCCGATTCCCCCACCGTGCCAATCAGCGGACGTTCGGCCCGTCAAAAGTCAACCCCCCCTTTCTCTCACGCCCAGGGGGACCGGGTTGCGCCGATGGCGGCCGTGGCGCGGTCCGCCGCCGCCATGAAGCCCTCATTCAATGCCGCCATGCGGGATTTTGCCGGGGCAAGGCCGCGCTTGCGCAGGAACGCCTCCATCGACATGTCGCCCAGGCATACGTCGCGCCACAGGTCCAGCGCGCGGACCTCCACCGGGTTGCGGCGGCCCACGCGGATCATCATCTGGGCGCGCGGGCCGTCGCTGTCCTGCACCTGCCCCACGGCGGCCTCGATCCGGCGCAGAAAGCGCACCTGGTCCACGGCGCGGGACTGGCGGCCCTCGCCGGACGGCGCGCCGCCCGATCCGGCGGACCCGGCCAGGCTATCGCGCGGGTTCGAGGCCCCGCCCGCCAGAACAGCCTCGGCCGTGGCGATATAGGTTTCCACCGCCTGACGGGTGGCCGGGGTCAGGCGCGCCAGGATCGCCGGACCGCGACGGCGGAACACCACGTCCACCCGCGCACCGTCGCGGATCGCGGCGGCCTCAAACCTGGACATGTCGGATTGCGTTGCGTGTTTTGTCATTCCATCCATTCCTTGCCTTCGTGATCGGTGCGGGGACACCAGGGACAAGGGGGAGGGCCGGGCCTTATGGCCGCAAAACCCCCTTGTGAGTGCGACTTTCTCATATGCGTCTACACCCCTCCCTAAACTCCCTATCTTCCCCAAGTCATAGGGGTATTTTATTCAACCTATTGCAAATAAAAGGATTTCCGAAGCGGGGCGCCCCCCCCCGGACCCCGTTTCAGGCATCCCCCGGACCTCCCTTAAACTCCCCGAACGCGCGCCCGCACCTCCACCATTCCCTGTCAGGCCGCTTGCGGCCTGGCCGCTTGATCCTTCCTTCCCTCCCCAGAGTCCCCGGTTCGGGGAGGTATGAAAGGGTGCGACCGGGTATGGAAGGGGCGCGGGGCGAAAGCGGGCGGGTCGCATCACGGCGCGGGCGGATAATGTGCTGTCATGCTGTTTCCTTTCGGGGAGGTGTACGGTCATGCGCCGTCACAAGGGGCGCGGGGATCATCGGAAATCGCTTTCCGAGTATCCGCCGGACCCGCCGTTCGGCGGGCCGTGATCGGCCAGGTATTTCACCACCAGCGGATCGTCCTGCCAGCGGAACCCGCGAAAGACCATGATCCCGTTTGACTTACCTTTCTCGAATCCCTTTTCGGACAGGTTGTCGCGCAGGGCCGCGTCCGAATAGACGCGCGCGCCGTTGTCCCTGGCCCATGCCTTGAAGGCGCGGAAGAAATCGCGGGTCGGCGTCCGGCCGTCCGGGTCCAGCACCGCGCATTCGCGCAGGAAGGTCCCCACCGGGTCGGCCGCCTCCATGATCCGGTCCTTGAGGGCCAGCATGGATTGTGGCGGGTCAATCCCCGGCGGAACACCCAGACCCCTTTCAATGCGGATGTAGAAATCCCGGAACCCGTCCAGCATCCAATTCAGAATGCCGGGCAATTCCTGGCGCAGCGCGGCCTCCACCTCGAGCGGGTTTCGCTGCTTCTCCGGCGGCAATGCACGCAGGTTGACCTCGAGCGGGATAAAGACCAGGCGGCGGCGGGTCCCGTCATCTTCATCCTTGATGCGCGGCGTCCGGTTGAAGGAAATCACCGGAACCCCGGTCGGCCGATAGACGAATTGCGGCATCCCAAGGGCGCGGGCGGGCCGCAGATCGCCGCCGGTCAGGGACTTGATTTTCTTGGCCGAAAACACGTCCGTCACGGCCGGTTCGGACGCCAGGATCATCCGCGCGCCGGGCAGGTCCACTTCCTCGGGCGTGGCCTGGCCCGCGCTTTGGTTCTGGGTTTGCAGAAACATTTCCACCTTGGCGGGGGCCGCGTAGCCGTCGAACGTGCCCAGCACCTCGCCCACCATCTTTGTCAGGGTGGACTTGCCGTTGCCGCCCGATCCGCGCAGAAGGATTGCAACCTGGGCCACATTCTCGCCAAAGGCCAGCGCGCCAAGCACGCGTTGCAGGCAATGGCGGACCTCGGCGTCGGGGACGATCAATTCCATGAAGGCGTCCCACTCGGGGCAGGTCGCGCCGGGAACGAAAGGTGTTCCCGCGCATTTCGTCTGACGCATGGCGCGATGCGGCGGCCGCAACCAGTCCGTGCGCCATGCGGCCAGGTTG